TATTAACGCATTGCCTTTTGTGGTTGAGAAAAGAACGGCTCCTTCCATGCCAGTTGTAACCCCAACAGGGCAATGGGTGGTTTCTGGCGTTGTTGCTGTTTCAGCAAGTGCGGCAACAACCTTTACGCCTTTCAGCATAAACGTCAAAAATTTTGCCGTAAGTTCGTTAAGAAATGCTGGCGGCTCAACTCCCGTCAACGGAAATATTTATTTGTGGGAACAATCTGTAACATTCACGGCATCTGCGGAGTTATGACATGACAGCACAATATAAGTTGTACAGCACGCTACTTTCTGGTGAGCCAACAATGGTTCAGAAGATTGATTGCGACCCAGTCCTTTCAATCCCCTTCGACCCCGCCAACACAGACTACGCCGAGTACCTGAAATGGCTGGACGCAGGGAATACTCCCCTGCTGGCCGAAGGCAACGCTCCAATCGGAGCTGACACGCCACTGCCTGCGGAGACACCTGATGCTGGTTAATGTCTTAATCTACATCGGTGTATCTCTTGCTATTACCTACGGCTTATACGTGTTCTATGCGGCAGTAATGAACATCAAGCGTGTACGAGACGCTGGTAAGCTGACTACCTTGGGCAAGGTCTTTGGCTACCCTACTCTGGTGATTGGTTTGATCTTAGACTTGCTAGTTAACATTTTTGTAATGTCTGTTATACTACTAGAACCACCTTTAGAATGGACTGTAACATCCCGTCTAAAGAGACACCACAAAGAATCTGACGACTGGAGACTATCAGTAGTTAAATTCTTTGAACCTGTGCTAGACCCGCTAGACCCTTCAGGAGACCATATATGACATATAAATTTGGTGCAAAAAGCGCCGAGAGACTCTCTACAGTTCATACTGATCTGCAGAAAGTAATGAACGCGGCTATTACAAATAGTCCCTACGACTTTAGTATTACAGAAGGTATCCGTACCAAAGAAAGACAGAAAGAGTTATTTGATACAGGTAAATCCCAGACCCTTAACAGCAGACATCTTACCGGGAAAGCCGTTGATATTGCTGCTATTGTAGATGGTAAAGTAAGTTGGGATCTTAAGTATTACAAGCTTATAGCTGCTCATATTATTTCTACAGCAGAGTCCTTAAGTATCCCCGTGGTATGGGGCGGATCATGGAAGAGCTTTGTTGATGGTCCTCACTTTGAGCTTGATAAAAAGGTATATCCATGATACTAGAATCCCTATTAGGTTTTGGCGGTAAACTTATTGACAAACTTATCCCAGACCCTACCGCTAAAGCACAAGCGCACCTTGACTTAGCTAAGCTAGCTCAAGAAGGTAAACTAGCTGAGATGGCTAATGAGACTGAACTGTATAAAACAGAGCAAAACAACATTACGGATAGACACAAATCCGATATGCTTTCGGATAGTACTTTATCAAAGAATATCCGACCTCTAACCCTTATAGCTATACTAGTTGGTTACTTTGGTTTTGCTATTGCTTCTATTTTTGATTATGAAACAAAGACTGTCTACGTAGAACTGCTAGGTCAGTGGGGTATGCTCATTATGTCCTTCTACTTTGGTGGAAGAACACTGGAGAAAATAATGGATATGAAGTCTAGCTCAAAGTCGGTACCTAAAGATAAATAACAAAGGAGCACTATGCCTCAAATAAAAGACTTAGGAAAAGGAGGTCTCAACCTAGACACTTCCCCAGTTATCCTACCACCAAATGTATTTACAGATGGTCTTAATATTCGTTTTAAAGATGACTCTGTAGAAATGATTACGGGTGAAGCCTTAGGCAGAGTGCTACCTATTGCAGCTGACTTTGGTATTCATTGGAGAAGACCAGATCAAGGATATAACCTATTTGCTAAAGATGGTAATGTAGTTAAAGTAGATGCTTCCGGAAGTACATCTTCTATGTTCTCCTCTACAGACTCTAAATACACTAACAGTGATTGGCAAGCCACCCATTTTAATGGTGGGTATGCTGTTATATTTAATAACGGTAAAAGCACCCCTCTATACTGTTTGTATGGGGATGCTGTATCCAGTACTACTTTACAACCACTACCTAACTGGAACTATACTGCAGGACTAACAATAACTGCTAAGGTTATTAGGTCGCTTAATTACTCACTAGTAGCTGCTAATTTAACAATAGCCGATAGTGGTTTAGGGACTACATCCTACGCACCAAGCACAATAAGAGTATCGACTCAGGCACCTACTGGGGGTATCCCTCAAACATGGAAGCCGGGTTTAACTACAGATACCGCAGATGAATTCGAAGTATCATCGACATCACCTATCCTAGACATGGCTGAGTTAAGAGGTAATTTGTTTATATATTCACAAGATAGTGTTTCTTATCTAACCATAGGATCACAAACAGTATTAAGACCCTACTCAAAGACTCACGGTATTATGAACACAGATTGTGTAGTCGAGTTTGATGGTAAACACTTTGTAGTAGACAATAACGATATCTATGTTCATAACGGCTCAGGACTACCCGAGAGTATTCTTAATAAAAGACTTAAGAAGTACTTCTTCAGTAACTTAAATAAATCAGCTACAGAAAAAGTAGTAGTAACTAGGGATAGATACCACAAAGAAATATGGGTGTCGTATCCTAAAGGAACAGCTACAATCTGTACTGAAGCTTTAATTTACAACTACGTAGATAACACTTGGACTAAAAGAACCTTACCAAACTTGACGTACTCATTTGCTGGACCTCTTACAGAGAGCAATAGTTTTAAGTATGCAAGAGAAGTTATTAATATCACAACTAACACTACTCAAACACTAGTAACTGACGATAACTACGTTATGTATAATGGTACTGCATTAGTTAATATATTTTCGTTCTTAGAGAAAAAGAAAATAAACTCGGGTGATATTACTCAGAATGTTTTGTTAGATACTATTCACCCTTGTTTTGATATTGTACCTACTAACTCTAGTATTATATTTACTATTGTAGGGCAGAACGCTTATGCCAAAGATATTAGTTTAACTGAGAGTGTTAATCCTTTAAACATATTTGAGTTTACACCTAATGTAAACACCTCTAAAGGCTATAAAGTAGATCCAAGAGAAAACGGTAGATTTATAAATATGAGAATTAGCAGTTCAGGGTACTGGAGATTACCACTGTTCTCAGTGGAATTTAAACCAGCAGATCGGAGATAATATGTTAACAATACCACCATATACGGGTAATCCTGAGCTAGATGCCTTTTTATTTGACTTAGCTATGAATGGTTCAGGGGTAGGATCAGGCTCAGGGTTATCAACTAACACAACAACAGGTGAAATTACAGATCCTTCAAGTGGTACAGTAATATCTTATTTGTATAAGTATATGCATATTAAATACGCTGATGACAACCAAGGTTTAAATATCAGTGATTCACCAACTAACAAAGCTTTCTTTGGGTTATACAACTCAGACTCCGCAACTGAAAGCACAACACCAGCAGACTATACTTGGTATGAGGCTACTGGTGGGTTTGGTACTACTAAGTTTCTGTGGTATGTATCTACAGGTGGTAGACAGTTTAAATATAATGTTGGTATTAATGGATCAACTTTTACTTATATTAAAGATTCAGGTACACCTGTTGATTTAGATGTTGTTACGGGTTCCAGTGGATCATCTGCAAGGATCTGTTACGCTAAAGCTACTGTTACTGTATTGAGTTCAACACCTGCAAGCATGACTACAATAGGTAGTACCTCATTTCCTCCTACAAATACTTGGGGTGGTGGAGAAACTTGGGTAGCAACTCCTTATACACTTGGTACAGGTGAAGCTTTGTTTCAGTGTGATGGTATTTATAATCCGCAAACGGGATTAACTACTTGGAATAGCCCTTATTTAAGTAACCTTAAAGTTGGTTCTTTGAGTGCTATCTCTGCCGATATGGGTACACTAACCGCTGGTACAATACGATTACCCGCTACAGGTAGTACTTATCTTATTATTGATGGGGCTAATAACCGTATTGATGTTTATAACGCTGGCGTATTAAGAGTTAGACTAGGGAACTTAGCATGAGTTATGGTTTTAAAATATGGGATGCTGGTGGGGTTCAGAGGTTATCCTCAGACGATTTTGCCGGTAATATTGTAGATGTCTTTGAGGTATCACCCGCTTCTTCAGGTAGCAAAACCTACGAAGGTATGGCAAACTATCAGTTAATAGTATCTCAAACACCAGTAGAGCCTACTACCATAGATACTGCTTCTTTAATTTCTTTTAACTCTGTTAATATTAGTGTATCTAATAGTGGCAGCAATAAAATCCTTAGCTGGTCTCCTAGATATTCTTATGGGAATGCTTACAACGTAACTCTTTATGTATTGGTGCTGTAATGACTTATGGATTAATATCAAATGGTGCTAATAGTACTTTAGCTATTTCAAGCTACGCAGCTACAATGGTTTTTCGTGGTAAAGCTAGCCAGATAGGTGGAGTGTTTTATCCAGCGGATCAGGTAGGTGAAGACCTCATAGTTACAACTAATTTTGATCAAGGCACTTACTATGAAACGTATCAGCCGGGTGTAGTAGGTCAATACCGATTCTATGAAAGGTACTATTCTTATAGCGGAAGTCTAAGTGGTTTTGTACTGTTGTTTTCTTTAAGCTTAACAAAGACTATTGGCATAACTACTTATAGAATTATTTGTAACAATAAACCAGTAGTTTACGCTAATACATCGGTATCTACTATTAAAGCAAATATACTTTCAATAATTCAAAATGGAACCTCCTCTGGTGTACCTATTTGGGATATCAAGGTATCTATAGGCTTTCCTGCAGGGACTCCTCAAAGCTCTATTTTGAGTAGCATCATACTGTATTGCTTCTCAGCTACACATAGTAGCGACTCTGGTGGTGGCTATGGTTTAAATGTGTATTTGGAAAATAGTAATTTAGCTTTCTCAAGTAATACAAGACCTCTGCAGCTATCAGACTATATTCAGGTAACTGGGTCTACTACACCAGCCAACATTGCTGATATGATATATACCCGCAACTTTAGTCCTGCACCCGTAACGCCTACCTTAAGCTTATCCAGACCTGGGTTTCAGAATACTGATTTTGCAAGGTATGAAACTCGTAAGTTTGTATACGATCATATACAAAGTGCACCAGTTGGTTATAAACACTTTTGGGTATGGGTAGACTACACTATCCTTAATGCGGGAGTCTCTACGAAATCAGGTCCAGAATTAGATTTTGGTTTACAAGTAATTAAAGCAAGATTAGTTACTCAGCAGTATAGCACTACATTTACAGTTCAACCACCGCCATACCAAGATATTATATTATCTAAGAGAGAAAGCTTTCCAGTAACAATACCTGTAATAGATTGCAATAAATATGATTAACATAACACAACTAACCCGTGAACAAACTGTAGAGAATTGGGTTACTCTATCTAGGTATTTAAGTAAAGTACTACCTCATGGGCAAGGCGAATCATCGTTAACGGACTACCTTACAAAGATCCTTAACAACTATGCTCAGTGTTGGGCTTTAGTAGAAGGTGGTACTATTGTAGGTGTAGGTTTAACTGAATTTTTACAATATAGTCAACATAAAACATTACATATTATTGCCTTCAGCGGCAGTAACTTTGAAGAACAATCTAAAGTATTTCCTACTGTAGAGCAGTTTGCCAAAGATAATGGATGTAAAAGGATTGAGTCGTGGGGTAGAAGAGGTTGGGTAAAACAACTAACTAAATACTCATCGGGCTGGAAAGAAGCCTATACTGTCATGTCAAAGGATATACAATGAGATACAAAAAGAATTATGGTGGTGGTGGCGGTGCTCCTGCTACTACGACAAAGACTGTAGAGTCTATTCCAGAGTGGATGAAACCAGCTATTCAAAGAGTCCAGGGATCAGCTGAAGCTTTATATGGTTCAGGGCAATTAGGTAACGTAGCTGGTGCTTCTGATTTACAGCGAAGAGCTTTTGGTAGCGCCTCAGCAGTAGAAGCGGCAGGTGCTAGTGCCCAAGGTACTTTAGCTGAACAACAAGCCAGACTTAAACAACAAGCTATGTCTGGTGGTGCTAATGAACTACAGGATGCACTTAGACTAGATGTTGGTATGGCATCAGCAGACCTAGGTAATAAGTTTGGTTCTGCTGGTGTACTAGGCTCTGCAAGACATGCTTTAGCAGATAAGACATCCGAAGATGCAGCTAAGGCTAAGTTTGCCCAACAAGTTATTCAGAATAAATCTGCTGCAGAACAAGCCTTAGGTAAGTCAGCTACAGATGCTGCAGCTACTGCTTCAGGTACTTCAGCTACATTAGCTAAGCTTGGTGGTGAACAACGTACTATTGAACAGCAACAAGCAGATGCGCCTTACCAAGCATTACAGCGTTATGCAAGTACTATCTATGGTAATCCTGGAAGACAACAGGCGGTCCAAGAGTCTAGCGGCGGAGGTGGTAAATAATGGCGGGTAACCTAGGGCAAGCAATGCCTAGCCAAATTGCTCAACCAGATATTGCCATGCCAAGCAGTGCTACATCGCCTGTACAACCAGCTGTTCAACCCACAGCTCCTGCTAGCCCTGTAACCGCGACTAACCCTTTGTCCATACAGTCTACTAATCCACAACAAAACCAACCAACAGGGGGTAAGTAATGTACGCAGAAGATCCTTGGTCATGGGCCAATGAAAATAGACCTGTATCCCCTTTAGGTGCAAATGTAAGACCCGCCACAGACCAAGCTGGTCCTACTTTACAGGCACCACCTGTAGCACCTGACACTTCCAATCAGCAGCTACTAACAATGGCTACACCGGCAATAAACGGTGCAATAACTGAGGGATATAAAGGCTATCAGGCCGCTAATGCCGCAGCCGCAACTCAAGCTGCTATGGCACCTCTGTCCGCTAATGCTGCACTAGGTGCTGTGGCTCCAGCAATGAGCGTTGCGCCAGTTGTTGCTACACCTGCCACAGCTGCACTAACTTCCGCTGGAGTCACTGGTTTAGCTGCACCCGCAATGTCTACTGCCGCAGGTGCTGCACTAGGTGCTGGTGGTACAGCTGCTGCTGCGCCTTTAGCTGCAGGTGCTGCAGGGGCAGGTGCTGCCGGTGCAGGTGCAGGTGCTATGGCCGGTGCTCAAGCTGGTTTAGCTGCAATGGGTCCAGTTGGCTGGGCTATAGGCGCAGGATTACTAGCAAAGAAACTAGGTATATTTTAAGGAGAACACATGTTTGCACCTTTATCACTGAAACAGCTTCGAGAGAATGCTAAGTTTCAATCGAAAGAAGCAAGGGAAAATGCTAAGCTGGAGGGCGATGAGAGTCGCAAACAACAACTCCACCAAATCAAATTACAAGAGGCTGCTGCAAAGGCTAATCAGGGTCTGTCCCAGAAAGAAGATGTCCATGCAGTCAAAATGAAAGAGCTGGGTTCGCCTTTAGGTAAACGTAAAGCACCTAGAATGAACAAACAAAAGCTAGGTATTCCTACTCAAAATCCTATGGCGGGTACTGGTGTACTAGGTCAAGGACAAAAGAGGTTATACGCAGAAGGTACTGATACAGTTCCTGCTATGTTAACTCCCGGTGAAGCTGTTATTCCAGCACCTGCTGCTCAAGACCCTAAGAACAAACCTTTAATTCAGCAAATGGTTGCTGAAGGTAGAGAAGCTAATGCAGAAGCAAAAGAACCACAGTCAGAGCAAGAGTTAGCTTTCTCTAATGGTACCACAAGAGTACCTAGTATGCAACAACAGATGTTTGGTAATATTCCAAAGATCTCTGCAATAAAGGCTCCACGTAGACCTAGTAAAATGCATTACTATAATAACGGTACTACGGGTGCTGGTTTTTGGGATACTATGCAGCAGGGTCTCCGTAAAGTTGCTCCCGGTATTGGCATGGCATTGGATAATGTGAACCACAATTTGTTTGGGGATGTAAAGACAGACGGTACAGGTGAAATGGTGTTGTTTAATACACCTACTCCTGCTACCGTACCAGTACCCACAGAGCAATTAGTACAACCAGTGCCTATGCAGATGGATGTAAGAATTCCTGTAAGAACAGACCCCAATAAAGCAGCAGCAGCGGGTGCTGCTCTGGCTAGTAACGCTGCATTAGTTAATCCTAATGAAGTATCTAATGAAGTAGCACGACTACAAGCTAAGACACCTATTGTTGTTCAGGCTCCTCCACAAACACCCGCAGTTACTCCTTTCTCCAACCCTGAAGCCAATCAAACATTCTTGCTGCACCATTCTGAGCCATCCACTTACGGCGATAGTCACCATCTGAAGATTGCTCAGATAAATCTCTGCTGGTTGTAGCTGTCTTAAGGGCAGTACCTGCACTAGACATCCCACCACCTAAAAGAGCACCACCAAAGGCAGCATTAGTCAACCTATTCTTTAGTTTGTTTTGCTCTTCTACGGTAGAAGGTATAGGATTCAATGTTACGTTTTCACCTAAATACCCTGTAAGCTCCTGCAAAGTCTCGGTCCAAGCTTCAGAGCCTGCTCCTTTAGCTCCAGATAAAGCTATCTGTTTGGCACCAGTAGTTTGTTTAATAGTCTCAGCACGAAGTACTTGAGCTACTTCTTTAACAGAGCCTTTGGTAGCATCAATAATCATTTTCTCAGCTACATCTGCTGAGTGCTTCTTCATAAGCTCTTGTTTAACTAAAGCTTGTGTAGCTGGTTTAGTAATATCAAGACCCTTAGGGCTGAATCCTTTGATACCTAGTTTATCGAGAGCAGTCATTGTGATACCAGCAGCAATAGCGGCTGTAGCACTCTTATTATCTTCCTTCTGGCCATTCCAAGTTTGACCAATGTAAATAGCTGCAGGAATACTTAGTGATGCACCAAAAGTTAATGGTGCAGCTAAGGTGCTTACAACAGAAGTCAACATCTGAGGGGCACTACTAGCTGCCTGTCCAATACTGAAGTCAACTAGTTTACTCAGACTATCTAGCTTAAACTCACCTGTCTTCTCATCAAAAGCTTCTGCTGAGCGTAAGAAAGGTAGGTTCTCTAGGTTAGACTGGTGCATACGTACGTTAGCCGTAGCATTATCTTTTAACCAATCAATACCTGTTTTCTCACCAAGCATCTCTAAGCTACCCCAGAGACCTTGCTTCATTTGGGTAGTACCAATATCTAAACCTGTAGACCAGTTGTTTAGAGCTTCACCTTTGTAGTCTTCACCTGGCCTAATAACAGATGGTCCAATGAAATAGTCTAGGTCAGCTTGATTAAAGCCCTTAGCTGTTGGTGTGTATAGCTTAGCTTGGAAGCTACCTGTAGGATTTTGCTCACCCATAAGCTGACCAAATAGTTCGTCACCTTTAGTTTGCTTTAATTCTATTG